GTTCCTAGTGTGTGACTACAACCAAACGCCCAAGCTCTACTCATAATATAAATCCTTTAAATACTCATATTCTGTGTAGTAATCAAACAAACATTTGTTATTAACTTTATCCTGTGCTCGCATCCATTTAACAAATGTGTGATCAAATTCTGCGTTTACAGGTTTGTCTAGCCATTTTATTATTTTTTCTACACTCTGTGTTGCATGGTGTACTAGTCTGTTAGATGCATGTTGTTTTGTATATTCTAATCCTATATGACAGCGTTCTCTTATTACGTCTTTGAGATTGTCCGGTAAGTTACAAATATCCATTACTCCAGGGTACTGTACAAAACTAACGTGCAATCTACTGTCTAGTTCTGTCCAAAACTTTAACACTTCATCTATCTTAACAGCATTAAGTACATTTACAGTACAAGTAGCATGTAAGTCTAGTTGCTTGTTTTCTATTTGAGTCGACATCTGTGTTTTTACAGTGTTCCAGTTTTCTACAAGTTTATCTAAGTTGCCACCTTCACGCAAGTATTCGTATGTGCTAGGATCTGAATCTACACTTACTCTACATATAACTCTTTTGTACAATGGCCAATGTTCTAATACATTGTTTAGATAGTGCAAGTTTGTACTATATTCAAGTGTGATATTTTGTGCATATGGCTTTAATACTTCCAACATTTCATGATGCATCGGGTGCATCAACGGTTCGCCGCCTGTTATACGTATCATGTTTAAGTTAGGTGCAAAACTTTTAAGTTGTTGCATAGTATCTTCGGGCAACTGATTGATGCTAAAGTTTAAGCTACCACTTGAAATATCTTTTGCAACTTCATAAAATTCAGGATCTTTTTTACATTGCGTAACCCACTGACTACTAAACTTAGGACTGCAATGCCTGCATTTCATATTACACAAGTTTCCAAACCTAAACTCCATATCTCTTGGAAAGGGCGGTATTGTTAAATCTTCTACATCTTCGAGTGCTTCAACTTGTTCTGAATAATCCTCAAGCATTGTTAATCTAGTGCTTTTGATTCCTGCTTCTTCCATTTGCCAACAACTTTTACATCCTTCAGGCTTTTCACCTGCAAGATGCTGTCGACGAAACTCTTGCCAGTTGTCGCTGTACCAAATATCCGTTAGATTAGTTGTAGTATAATCACCTAACTTTTCGTGACAACGCCAGCAAGCGGTTGCTGTTTTGTTTGGCTTTATATTCATATGTATAAATGGCATAACACACTGCATACTGTACTTACCGTATATAATGTGCGTACATTTCAGAGATGAGCGTCTCCAAATCAACACCTCTATGCTGTTTCATATACTCAGCTTGTGTCCAAAACTTTTCTATTATTTTATCACTTGGAGTGTACATATAGTTTTCTTCTATATCCTTGATAATATTTTTTAGATCGCCTTGCTCTGGGTCTTCGGCTTGTTTTAGTTCTTCAACAATCTGTTCGAGCTTGCTAGGCTGTATTAAGTTTACCCTATACTCTTCTGGAAATCTTACAGGAGTATAAACCATATAATCAAATAAATATCCTTGTTCGTTAATAAACTTTGGTATTTGATGTATATTAAAAGATGTTACTGTCATAGTGTTAATGATTGTAAATCCTTTATCCTTATATTGCTTGAGATTTTCTTCGATTACATTCCATTCGCTTCTTGGACGTTGATAATGCAATACATCTTCTTGCCCGTCAATTGACGTTAGAAAATGCACAGTGTCAAAAGTTTTTAAGAAATCGGTTACTTCGTTGTCATATATACTACCGTTTGTTCTATATTGTATTTTTACATCTTTTGAAAGTTTACTCAAAAAGTCTAAATTTTTCTTTTTATGCAACAACGGTTCTCCGCCGGTGATTTGTACATGACGTAAGTTCGTCATTTGTGGTAGCAAATCTAACAGTTGTGTATCATAAAAATCGTTTATTTCCGAAAGAGGCGTACTCCAGTTTTGTTCTTTTGCGATCAAATGACTCGATCCTGCGCCGCACATCACGCATTTAAAGTTACACAAGTTACTAAACTTAATATACAATGCTTCAACATCAGACGGATCAAATACTTCTTTAACAATACCTTTGTTATTAAATTCTCTAATACTACGCAATCGAGGAGTGTCTATACCTAGCTTTTCTTTTGATACACACATTTTACACAACTCTGGAGTAATACCATTTACAGCATCTTTGCGCATTTGTTTTAGTGTATCGCCGTTTATAAGATCTTTTCCATTATGAATTAATACATGATTTTTAGGATCTAACTTATCAACATGACAACAAGGCATTACCGACCTTGATGGATTTTCTGAAATATTAATGCCGCCTGCTAGCCAACCACACTTAAACATCACACACCACACTTTGCTGTGCAAATACCTAGCAAACTATTTTTAAATGAATGTGGCAAATCTTTTTTAAAAAAGTCATGATTTACAATATCTTTAAACGAATGCTTATGTAAGTTATTAAAATCTTTGCCATACAACTCGATTTTTTCGTCGAGCCATTCAAAATTGCCACGCCATCTGCTGCCTGTATGAAAACTTAAATAGCAACAAGGCCATACTTCACCCATCTGGTTTACTTGTAAATTTTTTTCTTGCTGCCACGGACATGCACTTTTTATTTTTACTAGTTGTTTCTTCTGTTCTGCATTACCAATATATTCTACAGCAGATCGCATAATATCTACTTCTTTAGCAGTAGGTGCAGTAATTGTGCCTGCAGGAAATTCTTTATATTCGTCTGCTTTATTTTCTGTAAAATAACTACGATTTAGTGTAAATGAACAAAACCCTAAACGTTTAGCCATATCACTTGCTTCTTTTAACTGATGTTTGTTATGATCAAATACTATCATTCTCCATCGTGCATCGGCGCCATGGTCCATAAATGTTTTTGCATTAGCCATTACCTGATTAAAGTCGACTCCACGGCGATAGATATGATTAGTATCTTCTAACCCGTCGATACTAAACACAACTTCCGAGTCGTTAAACAACTGGTACACTTTTGCAAGATCTATCCAAAATTGTGTATTCCTAGCTCCACCGTTTGTATGTATTGCTAGTTTTATTTTAGGATGTATTTCATGTAGATAGTATAACATATCAACGATTTCTGGATGACTTGTAAAATCTCCATAGTTTCCATTAAAAGTTATGAGATGCATATTACTATGTTTAGCAAAGTTACAAACTTCTTTCCATATAGACCAAGACATATGCTGCAATTTTAATCTTGGATTTACGGGGCCGCCATTAATATTACGAATACATGAAGGACAAAAACTATTACAGTAACTTGTTACATCTATTTGTATTTGATAAACATCGGTATCATTAATTGTTTGCATTAAAATAACTCCGGTGTTATTAGGTGTTCTAACTTGTTCCAAAGCTCGCTGTTTTTATCCATCCAGTGTTCCTTGCGTAGCTTATTTAACTGTGCATCATTTCTTAAAAACAATCCAAAGTTTCCTGGTTGTTTAATCTCGTGTACAAGTTGTGCAAATATTTTACGATATAACACACTATAGTTTTTTTCAATATTTTGCAAGTATTCTAAAATCCAAGGTTTTACATCTTCGTGCAAGTTACGTGGTTGCATCCACTCCGGTCCATCAACAACCACACATTCATGATACAACTCTTGTTCTATACAAAAATCTAATATTTCATGCACTTTGTTTATATTGTATATACTAAATGCACTGTGTACATTTATATGTTTAAAATGCTGTTTGTACCAAGCAAGATTGTTGTAAACTGTGTTCCAGTTACTATCTTTACGAAGAAACTCATTAAGCTCTCCGTAACTATCAATACTTAAATCAATATGTACTTTTTTACACTGTTGTAATAGTTCAACCAGTTGTTTGTTTGGTAATATACTTACATTTGTTACTAGCAATATAGTCAACTGGCTAAGATTGCACTTGTTGAGTACTTTGATTAGTTTGTCTTGTTCCATCATCGGCTCGCCGCCGAGCACTTTTATAAATCTTAAATCAGATAAATCATAATGGTTAACAATAGTGTTGTCTGTGATAATGCCTTTTGGTATTTTCCATCCAAGTTTTTTAGCATCACTGTACCAATGTGTACTAAGTTCCGGCATACACATTCTACATTTATTATTACACACATTACTAAGAGCTAGATCGATATTTGTAAGTTTTTTTATCTTTCCTCTGCCTTCTTCTTCTGTGGGTAATCCAAAATCTCCTATAAGTCCGGCATTAATGTCAGTACGCATACTCCTAGCACTACTTTTTTCATCATCATAACATTTTTTACAGCCATGAACATACTCATCTTTGGACATTTTTTGTCTAAGATAGTTCATATATTCGTGATTGAACGGATCAGGATGTGCTACATTTAAATCGTCTGGAACTTCTTCTTCTCTAAACACACAACAAGGTCGTATTTGTCCATCAGGACGCATAGCCATGTGATGAAATGGCAATGCACATGCATATTTTGGTACACTAGGCATACCATTTCTCTGATTGCATTGGATCAATACTTAGTTCGTTGATGTTCAAATGACTAGGCTGATCTACCATCCATTTGACATATTCAGCAGCTAGATTGATATCCATAGTTTTTCTATCTGGGTGTTTTTCTTGATTATTGTCTAGTGTTCCAAAACTAATATAGCTTATTTTAGGACCACTTGCCCATACACCTGTAAGTCCTAACGTATTACTATAATCACGCAATGCTTTCTTTTCAGCATTGTATAACCATGCTCCGCCTTTTTTAACTCTATCAGTAGTGCTGCCTATGTTGATAATATGGCATTGATGATTTTCAAGTGTGCATTTTTTATAGACAATATCAAGTAAACTAGTTTGATTGAATCTAAACAAAGCACTACAGTTAATAAACACATCATGTGCTAGTACTGCTTCTGCACAGCGTTCCATGTCTAGTTTTTTACCAAAATCGTAGCCAGTACTTCTACTAATAAACTCTGCATCAGGATAAATCTTTGCTAATGCTCCAGCTACACCGGTGTCTTTGTTACCCGTTATGATCATCTAATACTCCTATATCTATGTGGTTGTTTAGCACGTTTAATAGTTTATCTGTTTGCATACTCTTAGGAGCACATAGACCGCAACCACATGTCTGTTTTGGACAAACAATAGTAGGCATAGTACCAGATTGCATTTGTTTTCTTAAATCGTCAACTAACTTTTTACCTTCACTTATTTTTCCTATTGCGCCTCTTGTGCCATTAAACTTTGCTTGACAGGTTTGATGATGAAACACTTGATCGGTTTGCTGTTCTAAGTGTAAGAAAAACCAGTTAACACTACACTTCCATCCTTTAAACTCTCTAAAATCTACAAATGTACTCTTACGTTTTTCTGTACCGTTGTGAAGCATCATATCTCTACTGCCGCAACAAGGACGTCCTATACTACTTCCTAGTTTTTTTGCATTTTTTACAACATCACCTACTGCACTACTAGCATACAATGCATCATTCTTTTGTTTCCAATAGTTTTTCATCCACGCAAGTTGTTCTTCATTATATTGATGAGCAAAGCTAGGTTTGCTATCAGGCTCTTCGCCGATAACCCGCGGAACAAAATCAACACCGTGTTGCAGTAAAAACTCACATAGTTCTTTACACTCGTCAAAATATTCTGCATGAAACATAACATTTACACTAACTGTACACCCATACATATCGCCCTGATAGTGTAGTTGTAGTATTCTGTCTTTTACTTGTTGTTTGAGTTTACTATCACTTTCACTGTGATAGCTAATAGTGGCATGACAAAAGTTTTCCATTATTGCTTGGCCCATTTTTTCACTAAATGCACCATTGCTTGTAAGGGCAAAATCAGCTTCCCACTTGTCTTGATATTTTGCTTCGTATGCTTCTTTTAAATATTTTGCAAACGGAATAAAGTGCGGATTTACCGTAGGTTCACCGCCTGTAAATCCTACATTTGCTTCCTTGAAGTTACGATGTTCCATGTACACGTCAATGTATTCAAACAAGAAATCTACGTTGGCTTTTAGTTCATCTAACGTGGCATGTTTACTAAAGTTGTCATGTCTGTGTATTGGGCAATAACTACAGTCATAGTTGCACCGTCTTCCAAGATCCCATGTCACTTGAAACAACTTTCCAGTTAACAAATCAATAGTATCAAAACTCATTTATTTCCTCAATGACAGATTTTACTTGCTTATCTGCCCAATCTCTTTCTTCGCACCACCAGCACTGTTTACATTCTGGAATATACATTCCTGCATTATAATCTCTAAAATGGCCGCATGCCTCTTTTATACTTTCCATATGATTTATATCACCTTCACAACTACGTGTTGTGTCATACAAATCTAAAATATTTCGTATATGATACTGTGCTACAATCCAGTCTTTTTTTACAAATCTAAAAGGATGTACAAACGTTGATTTTACTTTACCGCTGTAAAACCACACGTCGGACGTTACGCCATCCTCTGCATCTTTGTCTCTATTGGTCATGCGGTCTTCACGCAAATCGTCTGGGTTTTTACTAGTAGCATTGTACACTGCATCTAGTTTATATTCCCAAGCAGCAAACTTATTGTAACTTCCTACTATGATCTGATCGCCACTTTTGCCGTTGATACTTGCTCCTATTACACCGTGTTCTATTTCAGGTGGAATATATGTTGTATATCTATTCTCAATAATATATGGAAACATATCTTTTAGTTTGTTGAATACTTGTAAACTAATATATCCTTGCCATGGTCTTGTTTCCCAACAACGTTGATATGTAATCACATCTACTTTTGTATCTAGATTATTACGTTGTATGATTGTACACAACAGATATGTCAGCAATGCACTATCAGCACCACCTGAAAGATTGATGCCAATACGCTTCCATCTTGTATCAAAAGGAATAGTCAACTTACTAAAAGTTGTAAGCAGTACGTCATTTGAAATATTTTTGTATAAAGAATTGTTTGTATTAAACATTTCGTATAACTTCTCCGTTTACAAACTTGTAGTTTTTAATATGTTGATTAAAATCTTGCTTCCATATTTTATCTGTTTTTTCAATATACTTCATAAAAGCAGTCCAATCAGATTTTTTTGCATCGTAGTTTAAAATGTATTTTCTTATATATTCTAAACCTGCTACTGCACTATTGATATCTTGCCACATATCGTAAGGCTGTTCTATTCCTACTTGGAAGTGACTTTTTAATATCCTAGACGACTCTATGTTCTCTCTTCTTTTTTTATCTACACCAAATATAGCATTACGTGTTTCTTCGATATCGTTTAATACCGAACTTCTATGTTTCAATAACATTACACTTGGATTTAGATAATCAGGTGTATACACTATACTAACATTGATATAGTTAATGTCAAGTTCTAAAAAACTAAGCATCGCATCTTTTATTTCCATAAGTTGATATGTTCCTGTAGTGTAAACTATGTTAATCTCGCAATGATTATTGTCAGCTTGTTTAAAATGATTTATATTTTCTTTTAGCTTTTGCCAATCGCCTTGTCTAAAGTAAGGATATAATCTAGGACCAGCATCTACGCTTATTTGAATGTTTACATCACCAAACAAGTTTAATAACCTACTTAACTCAACTGCATCAAAATCTGCATTAAAGTTACTATGGAAAATGATTTTCATATTTTCAGCATTAGGATGTTCAGATAGTTTGCTGAGTGTTGGAAAGAACTGTTTTTGATACAACACTTCGCCGCCGGCAAAATCTACTCTTTCGAGGTTTGGAAAGTTGGTGTTGAGATCTTCGACTATTTCTAAAGCACGAGCTGTACTAATACTTATAGTATAATCATCATCTGCATCTTGTCGATGCATTTGTCCAGTTAGCTGTATTAGATTGTGTTTATAATCTTCATCGTCAGGTGTGTATTTTTTTAGCTTGGACATCCAGCCGCTGCTGAATACTTGACTACAATGCAAACAGCTCATATTACAACTATGGCTAAAACGCATCTCGATTGTTTTTAATCCTTCAAATGCTGTTTCTCCGGTTTCGTTATTATAATATTGCAAATCAACATCTTGCTCTTGACGCATACTCTTGCCTGCGTTTGCTTGTTCAACATGTTCACACATATTGCAGCCTTTGCACCAAGTTCCGCTCATTAGTTTTTTACGATGATTTTTAAAGTTTTCATTATTAAAAAACTTGCTTGGTAGGTACTCATCATCAAGCATTTGAAACTTTTCGTGTTGTGTAGGACAACTCGTTGCAAATCCATTTTTAAAGTTGATTCCGCCTACAGCATAATAACAATCTAAACTAGCCAAAGATTTTCTCCCATAAACTTTGTTTTTGTTTTGGTATATCTAATAAAAATCCGCTGACATTGTCCTTTCCCCATTGTTTTTCCTGACAGAAAAAACAAGTTCCGCATTCTGGAGGATATTTAGTTTTGTAATCTTCTTTAATATCAACTATGCCAGCTTCACAACTTCGTGTTAACTTTAATAAATCATCTAACTTATAGTTAACATACTGTGCCATTGTATAGTTTTTTCTTAGAAGCCCAAAAGGATTAATACAAGATCCTGTAATAACCCAATCCCAGTTATCCTTAACAACTTTTTCATTTCGAAATTCAGGTGCTTGATTGTTATCCAAAGGAGGATTCATAGTGGTTCCGCTGTATACCCATTCGTAGTTATAAGATTTTATTAAATATTCTTGATAACCATGTGTTATTAACACATCGCATTTTGCCATTGGTGGCAATGTCAAGTTGGGTAGATTTAGATTTTTTAAAGGCACTGTTTCAAATTCGTGTGGCAAGAATCCCCAATGCTGCATACCAATGATATTTGGAAACTGTTTTTTTAAATATTTAAAAGCATCTTCTGCCATTGGTTTTAGCCAAGGCTTTTGTTCCCAGAAACGTACCATTGTGTATACATCTATTTTTGTTTTGAGTTTTTCTCTTTTAATAAGTGTACACAACATGTAAAGTAATAGACTGCTGTCGGCACCTCCACTAAATGCTACTAATATTTTTTTTGCATGTTTATCAAGATGTATAGGCAGGTTGTTTATTCTATAAACAGTGGGATATCTTCGAGTATAGTTCTTTTTTTCAAACTGATCGACAAAATTTCGTTTTTTATAATGTAGTTCTAAATAGTCTAAGTACTTAGTATCATCCATCAAAAATATCTTTCATCTCAGGAAATGTTTCAGCAAAGGTAATACCACGTTGTTTGTCGCATAGGTTTATAAACTCTTGCATTTCCGGCAAGCGTCTACTCCAGTCTTCTGATTCCATAAACTGTAGCATACCGTTAAGACGTTTAATACCATAAGGAGCGGCGTCAAACATTGCTTTGGTTACTTTACCTTTGTGCCAACTAGGAATACCTAGTTCCCAGTTTTCTTCCCACCATGGATAAAACTCTTCATACTTTTTACGTACTTCTGCTTTAAACCATTCTGGCAGCACTTTAACATTCAAGTGCGGAGGATGGTAAACAAAGTGGTAGTTTACTCCGCCTGCGCCAAAGGGCCACATGTTGATCTTTTTAAATCTTTTCTCTAGTTTCCACTTGATAAAATCTGGTATGTAGTATATGTTTAGTGCTTGTACTGCACATGCTACAGTTATTTCTACATTGTTACTGGTTTCGTTATCTAATATATGAAATACTTCTTCCTGACGTTTCCATTCACTTGGATAACGAATATAATCATTCATTTCATGTATGCTATCTATCGAATAGTGGAAGCGCACCAGTTTGAATTCTCGCCATAGATCAAATAAATCTTCTCTCCATTCGACTCCATTACTGTTATAACGTAGTTCGAGATCTTTTGCATAGCCCATTTTAATCGCATGTTCAAGTATTTCATAATGTTCCTCAATGATAAGACTTTCGCCGCCGGCAAAGTATATTTGTTGCATACTTGGCATTTGTTCGTAAAACTGTTTCCAAAATACTGGATTTTGTTTATGCCAGTTGTAGCTACTGCCGTTTGTACTGCCTTTGTCTTGCCACTGCATTGTTTCTTTGAGTGACTCATTCTTAACACCTGGAAAGATTGCCTTGTAATCTTTGATCCAACCACTACTATCGTGTGGTGAACACATTACACATGCCAACTGACACTTAGTGCCGAAGCGTAAGTCAATGTATGCTAGGTTAGGAGGCACTTCGCCGTCTTCTGTTGTATCGGCTATCAGTTTGTCAACATCAGTACGCTGACTCCAGTATGCAGTTTCCCACATACGTTTACTATTGTGTCCTGCTGCTTCTTCTCTATAGCACTTTAAACAACTAGGAGGCTTTTCACCGTTCATCATTTGCTTGCGTACATTTTTCATGTATTCACTATTCCAAGCAGTTTGAAAATCAGTCACGTTTAAGTTGTTTGGCTTTCCGTCATCGGTTTTAAGAATACCAACTTGTCCGCCATGTTCTTTATCGTTGGTGGCGCCTACACTACTAGCGTTTGCTGTACAGCATACTCGCATACTACCATCTGGTCTTGTACTAAGGTGTACCCATGGAAGGATACAAAATGTGTCACTTACTTTGCTCATACTGTACTTATACCTTTATCTGCGTAGTTTATTTCATTATGATATGCTTTATTTTTTGCACATGTTCTAATACATCTACTAAGATGTAATGGATGACTTGGTTGCCAACTTGCTGTTAATAGATCTTTATACCAAGGATGTTGCATTACTTCTTCCTTGGTGTGTAACAGTAAACTATTCCACCCAGGTTCAAATCTGTTTAGTTTCTGCATTATACCTTCTCTGTTTTTAAATGCACTATCCCATAAAAAACAACACGGCCACATAGTCTGATCACTTGCTATAAATATTTCACCTTCGTGGATATACTTACATATAATACTATCAACTACTTCTTTAGTTTTTTTGGCATCAGCTTTATGAGATTTATACTCAGTAATAAACTTATCTAAATCTTTCATTATATCTTTTTTACTATGCTCTTTACTTCCTGTAGTTGTAATAACTTTTTGTTCCGTTTGTTTTTTAGTTTTTATTTTTGCAACCCAATCGTGATAACTATTACGCATTCCAGTACGTGTAGCAAAATCAAATCCTAGTACTGCGGCATGTGCTCTAGCAGTAACTAACTCTTGCTCATTGTGATCAAAAATAATATAAATCCATGTAGCATGACGTTCTGGTGCTGCTTCAGAAAATGCTATAATATTGCGTTCTACAACACTCCATTTGGTGTTTACTCTATATATGTGATTGGTGTTTTTGTGGCCGTCAATACAAAAATGTATATGCAACTTTCCAATATACATTGATGCAAGTTCGCCTAGTTGTTTCCACCACGCTGCATTATTATATCCACCATTGGTACTATATTCACAATAAGCACCTTGACTAAGAAGGTACTCTGTCATAGCCAAACAATCAGGATTGGTAATAGGATCTCCAAGCACACCACAAAACTTGAACTCTACTCCATTGTAATCTGCAGGTGGAAATATTCGCTGCAGATCTTGCAGTGAAAAACTGTTTATTCTCAGCAAATCACTATTAAGTGTTCTAGCACAACCCGGACAAGCTGCATTACAATCACTGGTTATTTCTAGTTCAACTTTTTTAATCATATTAGTTCTGCTAACTCTGGAAAGGTTTCTACAAAGTTAGTATTCCTTTTTTGATCCCACATCTCTATTGTTTTTTTAAAGTTACGGTGAAGATTAGGATTATCATCACGTATATTTAGATAATCAAATAATCGATGATTTTTTTGTAGTTTGTATAACTTTGAATTTGCAAACATCATTTGCTGATCATTTAGTAGCACCGGAGTGTATGCTGTTGGCCCGTGCCATGGTAACAAAATCCAATTGTCCATATCAATATCATTGTCAATATACCATTCTTCTAGTGTATCTATAGTTAGTGCATTAAACAAACTATAACTTGTTTGTACGTGTACTTTTGCAACTTGTTTTATTCTGTTGTAGTTTTTTAACCATTTTTCTTCTACCAGCGGATATCTAATATATGTACCACGCTTGCCAAAATGATCATGACTAAATGTGATATCAAAATTTGTAAACTTTGACAGATAATCATTTACAATATCTTTGCCTTTGTATGTACTTACACTGCCATTTGTATGCGATGTAATGTGTATGTCAAATATTTTGTTATCAATCAATACATCAAATAGTTTGTAGTATTGTTCTTGCATAAAGGGCTCACCTCCGTTACAATGTATTGATTGTATTGTATCCGCATGTTCTAAAATGTATTCAATAATAGGATCTATATTATTACTCCATTCGCTGGATACATTAGTATGTCGTATATCTAAATCTCTTTGTATTTCTATATCAGTATAGTTTTTTGCCCATGTACTACTAAGTTCAGATTCGCATCCTAGACATGCAAAGTTACAGTTATTACTTACAAGTAAATCAACAAAAATAGGTTTTTGTTCTGATAAATCAGCACTCATTACCTGTTTACTATAATGCATTGCCTTGTATGCATTTTCATTTGAAAACATTTGTACATTATGTATGCTGCCGGTTTGATTATAAAACTTGCTGCAAGACTGGCAACTATTTTTAGGATAGTTTCCTTCTAAAAAATCCTGGCGAGTAAGTTTTGCAGATTTGCTGTTGTAAACATTTTCAATAGAACTGTAGTTATAGTTGCCAAAACTACTAGTAGATGCGCAACACGGTTTTACAATACCATCTCTTCCAAAATATATTTGGTTAAACGGTGCATAACAAAATGTTTTATTTTTCCAATACGGCGTCATTTAAACTGCTCTGCAAATGGGTCAAACTCTTTGCCACATTTCATGCTGCATACTTTTAGTTTTCCATCAGCTATACTTTTCTTATCCCAACTATTTTGTATATTATCAAAAATGCCTGTTTCAAATACTGCACGTAATCCATGTTTTTTAGCACTAATAGCATCTTTGCCTCCAGCTGCATCAACAAAATCCCATACTTGTTCTTGCTTAGGATCTTTGTGCCACCATTTGTACATACGTCCAGCAGTCCAACAACAAGGCATAGCAAGTCCTTCTGCTGTAATAAACAAGTTGCCTTCGTCTTTTACTTTACAATGTATAGCAGCACGATCATAATAAGTATCCATACTTCCGTGTTTTTCTTTTACTTTGTCGTATGTTTCGAGTGCCTTGTTTAAATACTTGGCATCAGGTTTTTTAAGTTTGGCAGTTTGTTCACCTTTGCGATTTACTGCTTGATGTGATTCTTTCTTTTCACTTTGTGCTGTTACAAATCTGCCAGTTTTCTTCTTAACAAATCTTTCGCATCCCCATGTATTTGCAAGTGCTTCAGCTTCTTCAACTTGGTGTTGATTGTGTTCAAAAATTAAAAAGTCCCAACGTGCTCTGCCACCTGCTGCAATAAACGCTCGCATGTTGCGTTCTACATTATCCCATACAACGCCTTGACGATACAGGTGATTAGTATCCCTTAAACCATCAACACTAAAAATAACAGCACCCATCCGGCCAATAACATTAGCCAACTCACTCCACCATTCAACACTTTTTGCTCCTGCATTTGTATTCATACTGAGCCACATTTTATCATTGTGTTCACGGAAGTACTTGAATATTTCTAGTGTATCTCGTGCTACAATAGGATCGCCCAAGTTACCGCACATATACATAGTATTCAGTTGTGCAATAAACTCTGGTTCAAAGATGCGTTTACAATCATCTAGTGTAAGTTCGCTCAAATCAATATGCGGATTTAATGCTCCGCCGTTTTGATTTCTATCACACATAGGGCAACTGGCTTGACAGTTTTGTGTGTTTTCTAAATGTATTGTTTTTATATTTTCGTACTTATACATCCATTATCAACTTTACATCTTTACCAGGACCAACCTTACTGGGTAGGTCGCCATACTGTTCAACATACCATTCAATAACAGCCTTGTACCAGTTTTGACTGTTGTGATGTGCTTTCTTATTAAACTGCCAAATATTATTGTTAGTTGCTTGTATTGTACTTAGAGCTCTTGCACTTTCTTTTTGTAGCTCACGTACACTTAAATCACTTATATCCAATTCGCATAAACCTTTTGTATTTTTCTAGTTCTAGTTCGCCACTGTACAGCTCTTCGCCGAGATATACTTGTTTTGTAAAACTTTCAAGTGTTTCATGACAGTTAACATGTTCGTTGATTTCAAAATAGTTATTACTTTGCATTATTACTAAACTTCCGTATGTTATGCTGTCATACCAACTATCAAAGTTATTTATATGTTCGCAACTTGTGTTAATAACAGTATCTGGTACTGTCCACAATCTCTGAGTTGTACCGTCTGTTTTGTTTACATCGTATATATGTTCGTCAAATCTTATTTCGTGTATGTCTTCAGTGCTGGCTTTAAATTTCCAGTTATCAGTAACCCAAGGTTTGTTAAATATTTCGGCTATTTTCCAAACATCTGGATCTACATCAAAACTCCGAATAAAATCTATTTTTATATCACTTTCAAATAACATAGTAGCAAGAGTAGCATACCACCCTGCACATAAAAATACTTTACCTAGTTCAACATTACATTTTTTAAGCTCATCTACTAGCCAAAGTTTACTTTGTAGCTGTCCTCTACTAAAACAATCTTCGTCTATTTGAACATTATTAGTCTCAAAGTTTTTAAATGCATCAACAAAATGTGTACTATCTCTATCTTTTAAGAGTCTAAGTATACTCCATATATTGTCATCCATCGTAGCTTTTCTTAAATCTTCGTTGCCTACTAATCTAAAAATACTATGCATGTTGTCGTCGACGACTGCTTTTCTTAAATCATCGTTTCCTGGCAGTAATCTAAATAAACTATGTAAGTTTTTTTCTAAGACTGCCTTGCGTAAGTCTTCAGCTTCACCAATTATACGTTTGTTATCTATACAACGAAAAATACTATGAATGTTTTTTGTTAAAATAGCACTACGCAAATCTTCATCTGATGTAAACTCTAATATAGCACTTATATCATTATCAATGTATACACGGCGTAAGTTTTCAAAATATTCATCTTGCGGATTTAGTATTTCAAATCTGTCTAAAAGTTTATATATTTCCATCAAACTTTTCCTTTAACCAATCAAAATCATTGATAGCTTTTAATGCTTGGCTATCACCTTTGTTGCGAGTGCCGTAAGCTGTGCCTGCTTTGGCTCCTTGCAGTGCATCCTTTCCAAACGGAGTATCGGGTATCATATGCATACACCAAGTCCTCAAACGTTCATTAGTTTCTTGACTTTTTTGTCTATCAATAATCTTACTCGATAGTTTTGCACATTCTCTAAATGCACTTTTCCACGCATTAAACGCATCAGTGTTAAATGCTGTAATATTTGAAACACTTGGCATAGCTACAAACTTATCACTAATACTTGTGGTCATATCAGGCTTACTAATATCCATGTTAAGTGTTTCGTGTCTTGGAAATAACTTAATACCGCCATACCCATAAACTAATCCGTTTACTGGATTTTTACTACGCCATACATGCACATGATTATATTGCCAAGCTGGAACTTGCCAATCAAAGTTAAAATCGTCAACAACTACAGCATCGCCATCAACTATATAAAGCATAGGTGTATTGCATACCTTTGCTGCTTCGATATGTGCCTGATGTATTCCTTTGACACCATGTACTCTATGTATTACTCTATCTGGAAATCTAGTTTTTAGATTTTCAAAGTTTTCATCTGCATTTGGTTCTTGATAACTAATAAAAACAATATCGTAAGGGTTAGGTGTACTTGCTTGTATATCTACTTCTTTTTTGTTAGCAATAAATTTAAAGTGCCATTCACGTTTACTGATTTTAGCATATTTACTGCAAAGTATAATACCATCATGAAACTTGCCATTTAGAAATACATGATTAATACGTCTATCAAAACTATTAGAATGTTCAAAATAATCATCAAACATAAAATCTTTACAAACTGTTACCGTTGGGGGAATAATATAAAACATTTCAGTTGTACTAGTTTCTAATGCGTTTATATATTCTTCATATGTATCAACAACATTAAATATATTGTACTTACCAGCAACACTTGTAACTATATCGTGTTCTTTTCGATTTACAGGAAATCTATATTCTACTTCTCGTTTACTTAACGGAACGTGTTTGCTGCATAAAAATAAACCATTGTACAAATCTTCGCCGTCTACTTGATGTATAAATGCATGGTTTTGTTTTCTATCAATCTGTTCGTGATGTGATATGTAGAACGTGTCAACAAACTCTGTATCAATACTAATATTAGCAGTACTCATCCAAAACATATCAGTTGTGCTAGTTTCTAATGCGTTTAAGTATTCTTTATATGTATCAATGTTGAATATATCATACGGAGCAGGCACACTTGCTTGTATATCTACTTCTTTTTTGTTAACAAAAAATCTATGCTGCAACTCTCTGTCTGATATTGTTGCATTTTTAGGTATTAGCGAAACACCATCATAAAACTCATTATTTTTAAATACATGAACATAATCAGTGCTCCATGCATCTGGTTCGTAATCAAAGTTAAAATCATTGTTTATTACAATGTCAGGCCACACTACCCAGAACATTTTTGTAATACAAATACGCTTTGCATCTTCAAGAGTATCTGCATTTTTTAAAAGAGGAAATCTTTGTTTTACAGAGTTCCACTGTTTGTTTTTTTCGCCAATAAAGATTATATCATACATATAACTAGTTATAACATATTTTAATCAACAAGTCAAGAACAGAATGTGATAAATACTAGAGAAGAGGAACCAACAAAAATGACCGATTTTATACCAGGTGAAGCATACCGACTAGATATTATTACAGCAGACGAAACAGTTATTGTTGATAGCTGGCAGGGACAGATTAAAGCCAGTGTTGTTGATGTTGACGGTATTATATTAGTTGATGTTGAAACTGGAAACTTGTATGGTTCTTTGATTGGAACCATTGAAGATACAGAAGGTAATACTATTTTATCTTCCACAGGCAATCTAACTGGTAGTGTTACTGGTAGTGTATACGACGACAACGAGGGGTTAGCATTTGATGGTGATACTGGATTGGTTATTGCTGATGTTGTCGGAAACATTGTAGATAGCAACGGCGAAGCTATTGTTAATACTGGAGCAAGATCTATTAATGCCGACAGTATTACTGGATCGTTTTACGGTGAGCTTACAGGAAGTATAACTGCCGATAGTGTAATATACGGTACATTTAACGGTGACTTTAATGGTACTAGCTACGGAGATTTTTTCGGTGATACTACAGGTACACATACTGGTGAAGTAATAGGCGGAGTAACTGGAGACGTAACAGGCAATGTTACAGGAAATCTTACTGGAGAGTTACTTGCTATACAGCCAGGCGATGATATTGCTACACGACTAACTGGACACAACAATACTGGTGGATACGATCAATGGGAGTTTTACGGTGGACTTGCTCATCCTGTTTATCCTGAAGATGATGCAGTTGCAAGAGGTCCTATAGTTAATATTGGAGCAACTAGAGCTGACACAGAAGTAAGAGCCAACTTAAATCATTACGATGGCACACCGGTAATGAGATTGTCCCTGGAAAGCTCGCCAACTTACAAAGCTGATTTTATGGGAAGACTTGTTGGAGCAGTTGCATATGACACACAAGGCGAAGATGGATTTATTAATATTGTATCAGGTTCAAGCAATGGAACACTTATTAGTGGTGTAAATGATAAGGTAAACATTGGTAATGAAAATGACGAAGTAAATATTATTGCTGATAGTTTAAGTATACAAACTGACTCGATTGACTCTCTTGCACACAGAGGCGAAGGCAATTCTAAAACATCATTATTAAACAATGACGAACTATTAAGTATCGAAAGCTGGGGATACAACGGTACTGAATACAAACGTGGTGGGCTTTTTGGATTTAAAGTTGACGGGACACCGGCTGCAACTGGAAATACTATGCCGTCAAGTTTTGGTATACAACTAAGTTCAGCGTCTAATACACATGTTACAAATACAGAAAATAGACTAGAGTTCAACAACAAGGGCGTATTAGAAGTTCCAGTATTTAAAGCTAGAGGTACTACATTTGCTGACAGAGATAGTATGACAGCAGAAGCAGGTATGATATTGTTTAACACTAGTAATAACAAGTTCCAAGGATATACCGGAACAACATGGGTTGACTTACACTAAAAAATATGCTATAGTAATAACATATTAAAAAGTCTTCAAAGGAGAGTAAAGTATGTTATTTGATTGGAAACATTTAAAAAAAGCAAATACTAACTATTTTACACATTGTTTTATAGCAATATGTTATAGTTTTTTGGGACTTGGTATTTTTATAATGGGCATATTACACGCATTTTTTCCTTTTATGTTTGGTTTTACACCTTACAAGATTGCTAAAAAAATCACCAACGGTACTGAAAAAAACTTTCCTGCTTGTATCAACGAGAAATAAATGAAAATTTTTATAGACGGTGAACAAATATCCGAACAATGGATAAGCGATTACACACTAAGTAATCCTGTGAATTGTTACAGTAACAACCCAGACTGGGAACAGAACGTTCTTAAACTATTACACAACTGGTATTGGCAAAATGGATATAGCTATGGCTATAGAGGTGATCAGTTTCTTAATCTAAGTACTAGCGGTACAACTGGATTTCCGCAGGACATTGGACATACCAAAGAAACCATAGAACAAGTTGTAGATGCAAATATTAAAACACTAGGATTAGATAAAAATAGTAAAATACTCAGTTACTATTCTCCTCGTGGTATTGCGTTTAGTGTGCTAAGTGTATACCTTGCATTAAAACTAGATTGCGAACTATACATCGAAACATTCAAAGGCATTGACTATGTAAATCGTGTACACGAAATACGTCCGACACATACATTATTATTACCCAATGTTTGGAAAATATTACACAAACACGATAGATGGAAGACACTAGATTATAGTAGTTTAGAAACTGTTATTACAGGAAGTGATTTTACACCAACAGGTATGCTGGACGAGCTACGTGAGCATAATCCAGGAAAAGTATACAATGTATACGGTAGTACTGAAGTACCTCCTATGGTGTTGTACAGCGAAGAAGAAAATACATATACTATAGATAGTATTACTCCGGGTGCAGAAGTTGATATTGTAAACGGACAGATTGCTTGCAAATGGAGTAGTCAATCTAACATATGGATTAGTGGTGACTGTGTTAACGGTGACAGAAATAGATTTACAATTAACGGACGCAAACACAATATGTTTAAACAAAATACTATCAGAGTATACCCTGAACAAATAGAAAAAGCGGCCGTTGCAGCTGGTGCAGAACTTGCATTATGCCAACAAATTAAAAATCAGTGTATATTATATTATACAGGCAATATAAAAGATATGGCAAATTTTGTAGAACAACATCGATATATTCCAAGATTTAGACTTCGGGCAGTAGATAAAATAGAAGTAGATAATAATCTAAAAAAGATTATAAGGACGCAAACATTTGTATAAACTAGAAATGTATAATGGTACACAAGATCTAACAGATTTTTATAAAGGTGCTGCTGCTAAAGGGTTTTATAACAATCATAATAAAACTGTGTTAATAGATTATATTAACAAACACGAAAATGCAAACTTATTTTTATTATACTATGGAGATAATATTGTAGGCACTAGTGTGAGCCATAGTTTGCAACAGTTAGGCATACTAGGAAAAAATGCACATAGAATAAGTGCTAGAACATGTGTATTAAATGATATAGTTGACGGGGAACGTGCCCATGCTGTACACAACTATCGACACTCTCCTATGAATCATTGGACTAGTCAAATGCTTACGCCTGTGTGTATGCACTATGTTGGATTAGAAAATCCTCAATATATTAGTACAAATACATTAGAAACTGGAAGTCAAAGTAAAGTACATCGCATATGGTCAAAGATTATGCACAACCAAGGATATTTAAAAGATCCTATAGAGTTAGAGTACAAAGGAACATTTCAAACATTTTGGAAAGTTGACGTTGATTTTTATATGAAAAAACTAGAAGAAAATATGTGGCCTGAAACTAAACAAGCACTAGACGTATTTCTTACAAAGTTCAAAAAAGTCTGACATCTCTGGAAACACTTGTTCGTGATCGACATTACGTCTACGCCCTTGTTCTTCAAAGAAGTTGTGGAAGTCTCTACGTCCTTGAATAACTTTATCTAGTGGATATTCTGTAGATTCCATGTAATCAACTACACGACGAAACTTTTCATACTCGATAGTGCTAAATGCATCCTTGCGATTATCATCTGTGTTCTCTTTGATAAACTGCAAATGGTCGTGCATATAACTCATGTAGTTTTTAGGCAGGATATTGATATCATACTGTAGAGGTTCTTTGAGATGCGGAGTATCAAACCCTAGTCGTTGCCATCTGTGCGTTTCTACATCATTGTATTTTTTACGCCATTCAAGAATCTTTTCAAGCAATGTGCGGAATGTAGTGACACTGAAAATATTAAATGTAATCATAATAACCATTGGTGCTTCACAGTTGCGCATAAAGTAATCTAAGTTGCGTTCAAACACTTCAATGTCTAACCCATCACGAATATAC